GCAACCTTTGGCTTCTCAAACTCCCGGCGATGACGAAGTTCGTAGAGGCGTTCTTTCAACTCCTCGTCCGTCATATCCTCAATTGGCTTAACAAGATGTTGGAGTTGCACTACTTTCTCCTTCGTTGAAAAAATCCCTCCCCTTTCGGGGAGGGCACTGTCACTACTTACAAGTATTAACCGCGACGGCTACGAGGCGGAGTACCACGACCGCCCTTGTTTTCTTCCGGCAACTTCGGCAACATAATCTGGTTGAAGTAGTCACCATTATCATTCGGCTCAGTCATGCCGACTTCGATGTTTGCACTATGGCCAATCATTTCCATGGCCAAATCATCCACATCGAAGCCTTCATTGCCGACACTAATACCGAAGGCACTAAGGAAACGTGCCAACAGGAGAGTCTTAAACTTGGAGGCGCCCGGCTCATCACCTTCAGCGGGCAGGGTGATGTAGTGGGTGACATTCGGTGCATTCAACTCAAGATCGGTGAAGCCAAGGGACACGCGAATGGTGGGGCTGCCCGGATTCTTACTGTTCGGACCAGTCACACCAGGTGCTGCGCCAGTAATCTGAAGTTCGTAACGACCCTTCGGAGCCGGACGCTGTTCCTGGGCATCATTCACATTTACATTGATATAGGTCATTGTCTTTTGTCTTTGGTTAGTTTGGTTGATTGTTTAGTTTGGTATCGTAACAATTTGTTACACTGCCTATCTTACAACTTTCCTTCCTTCTCCAACAACAGGAGATTACCTAACCCCTGTCCTTCAAGAGGCTTATCGAAGTCGAGTGTTACATCCTCAACTGGCGCCAACCCCTTCAAGCTAGTACGTACCGTCGTTGTGATCTTATCCGGAACGGTTTGCAATGTGTGTGTCATGTTACCTTTACCATCATTCGTGGCCTCGGCAATGAAAATGTCACTGAAGAGAAGAGGGATTTTGGTACGCAACTTACCAGTCATCATAGGCTGACGAAGCATCTTCGTACTCCCGTCTGCCTGTCTTACCTCCAGATGTCCCGTCATGTACACCGTCTTACCCATGCTGGTGAGTGTACGGACAACGTTACTGAAGGTAATCATCTGCGGACCATAATCATCTTGCTGCGGCCATGTACCTCCACGCCCATTCAGGGTCAACACGCGGTCCATGATTAGGTCAAGAAAAGTCGTTGCACTATCGAGTCCAATAACATCGTAGTCATCGAAGAAGCCATTCTTTAACTTGGCATCGAAGTCCTCTTCCCATTCCTTGTACATCGTATTCTGGTGATTCGATGTCTTATCACCTCCCTTCGATGCACTCATACTTTTCACACTAAGGTTGATTCGGTCGGGGAGGAACTCCTCGTACTCAATATCGTGACCTTGAAGGGAAAGAATTGCGTTGGGATCGAAAAGGTAAATGAATTTTCGTCCGGGAAGAGTAAGGAATTGTGTAGTCTTACCTCCACCAGTGTCTCCGAGGACAAGTATTCGGTGTGCTGAGTTACCTTTGGCATTCTTTGCATTAGGCACTTTACGCCTCCTGTGCCAGTTGCTTGCATCGGTACGTCAATACCTGTTCCACTGTTTGGATGTCTGCGCCGGTCAGCGCAAAACACATATTACCTGATTCGCCTTGAAATTCACATGTCCCAGTAGTAATAATTTCCGGCTTACCTTCGCTATCCAATTTGAAGAAGTTCTTTGTTTCTTCAATGGTAAGATCAATCAGACGCATATCTAATCCCTCAATCTAATATCCGCGCGATCCGTCAAGGCTTCCCACGTTAACTCCTGATTAGCCTCACGAAGCCTATTGAATTCTTTTAGTGTGTATTTGGTGGGGCCCGCCATTATGGTCGTCAGTCCGGTACCCACATACAGCCACACTGCTATCTCGTTCCCACTCCACTTTTGATGGTAACCTTTTACTCTCATGTTCCCACCAATCTATCAATTCCCAATTCGTCGAACGGCTCCCATTTTTCAACTTTATACCCGGGGGGTGGGCCATCAAGTTGACTGGGATCACTGCACGTACTACAGATGTTTAGGAAGGGACACTTACTATACTTACCGAAACAGTTATCCTCATTACGCGGGAAGGCACCACTCTCAAGGTCACCTTCTACGCTGAAGGTACGAATGTCGTCTTGAATTTTTACAATCCAACGCCTAGTATCCCGCAACCACTCTTCAAGAAGTGGCATTGCGTGACTCACTGGTATTCGGATGAAGGCGTCGTGGACTTTATTATGTACCAAAGCACCGTCAACCCATACGTCCCGAAGGCTGGGATAGTACATCGTCCCTGCTAACTGATATCCTTTGACCTGAGAGGAAGAACCCCACGATTCGGTCCAGTCCGGTTGAAACTGACCCTTAATTGCATACGCCGAGGTAGTTTTATGCTCACCGATATGGACACCGTTCCACTCAAATACCTTATCAAGCTTACCGATATACCAGGTATCATCCAATGCCGGGAAGGGCACCGCAATAGGTTGTTCGATTGCGAGGACATTACACTCCTCGAGCATGCGCTCATATTTCGCCACATAATTATGAAACATTTCATGCGCGTTGCCCGGTGTTCGTGCTTTTAGTGTTTCAACTTCTGCGAAGTCAGGATTTGGATTGTATCCATCACTTACCCAACTTACATAGAAGGCATCCATGGCTAGTGTAACCTTCTCATCCTGGGGGATACCCTGGTTACCCCAAATTGCGTCCATCCCCTCATGCCATGCGCTGCCGAATACAAGGGCTGGCGCTTTCAACTCACCCCAATCAAGTGTCCAGTGTAGGACGTGGCGGAGGAAGTAGGAGCGTGGGCAGGCTTTGTATGCCGCCAGTTTGGTGTTATCGAAATATGTGCTTTGGCGGGTTATGCTCATACTCGGTGTCCCATTGATAGTGCCATAAGGCCCAATCCGATATTAAGTGCCAAGAGTGGATAGTTTGATGCGAACAACCACTGCATATGTTTCCACTTAATTTTAAGCCTTTCCTTATTTTCCAAGGTAAGTACTACTATCAAACCTACTTGCATTGCTAGAACAGTGAATTGCAGGTAGTTGAAAATGTTCATGACCCCCTCCTACACTGCACAACCTCTTCGGCGAATGCAGTTAGTATGTAACTGCGCAACTGCTTCATGGTATCCATGTCCATATCCGGCATCAAGATGCCCGTCGGATGGATATGTTTCGTCGCACCGTTATATGTATCAAAGGTGCGGATCACCAACTCATACCCCTCACCCTTCCACAATGCTACTCGTAGTTCCTGATTCTCTTTAAGGTGAAGCATTACCTATCTCCTCGTTTATTAATCCTCACTAACTACAACCGTGTGCCCTTCATACGCCTCTTTATGATAGATGAGGAGGTTGATTTTACCATACCACTCTACCATAATAGCTGTTGCTACGGCAACATGGCTTGCGAGGTGACTCACCACAATGTAATCACCTTCCTCGGCGTCCTCAAGTCCCTTCTTCAATTCCGCATACAGGATGTTAGGCTTATGCTTGATGTGGGAAGGGATGTCCAATTTCACCAACTCACCGAAACGCCGTGCGTCGGTATAGTCGTGTCCATTATCACTTAGGATATAAACTTTCTTAGTCATCGTTGTTGTATGGATTCACTCGGGATAGATATGGGAAGGTTTTATATAGGAGATCGCTATAGGCCTCCTGCTCTATTTGGGATAACTTATCAAATACACTCTGTTGGTGTGACATCCTCACGCCATATTCTAGGAACCATAATTCCCTAACACGACTTGCGGCAATTTCATCAGGTGATTTGTTCATAGTCGTATGGTCGTTTGATCGTAGGTACTTGTCTGACCTCTACCTGCTGTTGCAACTTCGGCCCAAGTGGTTAAGCCTATTTACTAAACAGGTAGAGGGCAGAAAAGTGCCCCTTCGTCACAGTGAAGGGGCGAATCCTGTATTAACCCTGAGCGGCTGCGCGCTGGGCTGCCTTGATCTTCGCAGCCAGTTCAGCCAACTGCTCGGCACTCAGACCAGACAGGGCAGACTGTGCACGCTCGAAGGCACTCTTCTTCTGCACAGTTCCGCGAACACCCGGCTGCCACGCATCAACTGCAGCCTGCACATCGGCCTCGGTACCGATCTTCTGGCGAACGAGTGCCTGCAGCTTCAGGGTAGTTGCACCATGCAGAAGTGCGAGGGTCT